TAGGGTGATTTTCAATCATCCAATTTTTATGCGTTTCTCTAGTTTTATTATAAAATGGGTGTTTATTTCCAATTTTGGCTTTGCTTAATTTTTCTCTATGTTCTTTACTTTTGATGTATTGTAATTTAATTCTGGTTTCAACTGATGGATTTAGCTGTCCTTCGCCACCATTTGTTAAGTTTGTTAGTGTTCCCAATCCCAAATCGGTTCTACCATAAAGTTTAATAAACTCCATTTCTTTTTTACAAGCCTCTTCCCACGACAAATTATCTAACATAATTTCAATTTCATATTTTGTTTTATTAGCAATTCTTTTCCAAAATATATTTCTACCATTTACAATATTAGCTCTTCGGTAATCTGTATCACTACCAATCCCAACATAAAATGGTTCATTTTTATCAATTCTAATATGTCTATAAAGATATGGCAATATTATGAATTAAATAAATCATCAAATGCGGATGCTACATCACTCTTTGCGGATGCTGTTTCTGTAGAAGATTCAGATTCCCATGGTAAATCATTAACTTGATTAGATTTTACCGAATTAATTGGTGCAGTGTTGGTTGGTTTATTTACCGGTTTGGGTGCTTCCAACTGTTCAACTATATCATCTGCGGGATTTACAGCGGATGGATTTAACCAATTCTCCAATACTCCCTTCAATTCTGCATAAGATAGTTCGGAATACAATTCTATAATATCTTTCTGATTATCTAAAATATTAGCAATACCATCTGCTGTTTCTGAAATCTTTGATTGCGATGGTTTAACACGAATTGTTGTAGTTGGATAAGCTGCATTAGATTCTTCTGCAGATTGTATCTCTAATACAATATCTCTACCACTAATTGGGTCAGTAATATCTCCGTAATCCGGATCGGCGATATAACCTAATATATCCTGATAAACTGTCTTACCAAATCCCCAAAACTTAACACCCTCATTTTCTTTACCTCTAACAATTATAGGTGCAAATGTTCTTAATTTTGGCTCCATCTTCTTACCTGCTTTCCAATCATCTGTATCACCCGTTCTTTTAAGTTTTTCGGCAAATTCAACAATAGGGTCGGGTCTACCAAAAGAAATTGGAGATAGATACGTTTTGTTGTTAATGTTGTAGTGAAAGAAAAGTTCGATGAAAGGAATATCTTTGTTGAACTTGTAGGGAACTAATCTAATTTGATGTTTTCCCGGTGTTGGCTTCCAGAGTGAATCTGATTTTTTGGAAGTGTTTTGAAGCGAATTGAATCGCTTCAATGCTAATGAAATGTCCATTGTTTTTGTTTTAAAATTAAAGATTGTTTTAATGTTCAAGTGGTATATATAACCTCTTTATCATTTTGATAAACAAATATAGAAATTTTTTTTGTAATTTCCAATTTATTTCTATAAAAAGTTTAGTTTATTTTTGGGGGGAAAATTTTCTCATTTTGCCCACTTGCCTCTACTCACTAATTGAGCAATTACGGAATATATGGCAAGGTCTTGGTAGGTATCATCGACTGATTCTCCAACTTCATCTGGTTGCCCCATTACAACCAATTGCTTTAATCTGTTGATTTTATCATTTTGTCTAAACCACAATCCTGTTAACGATAATTTAATATCTTCGTTGGTTTGTAGCTGAGTTCCTACTGAAATGTTGCCAGGTCCATAGTTTCTTTGCTTTTTGCAAAAAGTAAGATACATCTCATCTAAGATGGCTTTAAACTCATCCGTTGTTTGCGGATATAAATCTTCGCAATATGTAATTGCATCGGTAGTATTAGTATTGTCCATAACGTAATATTATATAGTGATTCTCTTATACGAATATACAACATTAATTTGTAATTTCCAAATTAAAAACTATTTATATCCAAATCGGATACAATTATATTTTTATGAACTTTTGTAGGTATTTTTTTATAACTTTGATTCGATGTAATCAAAATAGAGTTTCTATATTCATCCCAATCTAATTGATAGGTATTATCCAATTGACCTCCCGTTTTATGCTTAATAATAGTATTTAGTGCATTTATCGTATATATGGTATTTGATTGTTTTTTTCTATGAACCAATATAGTTTTCCAGTTTGAATCAATCGGCGTAGACCCTCTTTCCACATTATATGTTATATAAAATTCGGAATCATTCAGTTTATTCGCTAAAATAAATATGTTTGGATTAATTAGAATATAATTTTTCGTTATAAATTCTAATGATGTATCCAATTCGTTTTTATATGTGAATAAACATAGTAATTGTGTGTTCATTTATTATATATTATGATTATTATCTAACATATATATAAATTACTAAACAAAAGCGATTTTATTACTAGCCATTTTTAGTAAAACAATTATGAACATCTGTGTGATATTTGTAAACAGTTTGTAATATTAGACAATATAATATGTATCTCTAATCTGTTGCAAAGTAATTTATAACTCCTCTTTGGGTGTGAATGTATATGGTAAATGTGTTTTCATCTATAATATAATCCTTTATTTATCCTATATAAATATTAAATTATAAATGAAAAGTTTATTTTACTTACTTCTATGTCTAAACAATAATTTAGGAGAACCCTTATCTTCGGTTTTCATATCAATTTGTAAAAAATTATTATCTTGCCCACCCATATTAATTACTAATTTTACACCATCATATTCAACTTTAAATGGTGGTTGTGGGTCGCAATAATAATCAGGAGATTTTATTTGTACTTTACCTGTATTTTTGTTAATAATCTGAGTATATACATCTTGCCCACATCCATGAACATCTTTCCAAAGTTTGGACAATTGCCCTTGTCCTTGTTCCGAATTAGTCAATTGAACCATTTTATCGCCAAATGCCTTTAAATATGTCTGCTTTAATCCTCTTTTCTTATCTGCTTTTTCTTCATCATCCATCGAATCATCCCAAGCAAATTCTTCTCTCCAATTACTAATTTGCGCATCAATATCTCTACCCAACTCACCCAAATAGGTTACACCTGCATTGCCAGTACCAGAATTTTTCATTGTAATATTTTTAGGGTCTGAGTATGTTTTTGCAGATATTTTCATTATTTTTTCAGTACCATCAGCATCTTTATATTTTACAATTAAATCAGTTGGGTCAACTTTAGGGTCAATACCCAATTGCGCTAATGCGGTTTTACCAACTCCACCAACCTGCTGAGCTCCAGTGATTTCCACTCCCTCTGGTAATTGAGATTTTATAGCTTCGGCTGCGTTTTTGTTAATTTCATCGAATCTACCCTCATCTCCACCCAAATCTCTAAACGATTTTTGAGTCGATTCATATCCCTTTTTATTTTCTTCGGATGGAAAAAGATATGCAACAACGCCAGCTTCATTGTGTTTACCACTCATATCAGCCAATGCTCTATCTTTGGCATTTCCTCTAGCAGGTACTTCTATTCCAGCTTCTTTAATCAATTCATTCATTTCTCTGGTCACGGTAGTTCCCTCAGAGCCACCGCCAGTTAAGTGTTTGTATGGTAGAGCTGTATTTGGTGAAAGATAAATTTTCTTTCCACCCATATGAGCTTCAATTAGATTGTTTTCGGCTAGTTCTCTAAGAGCTTCTATTTTTTGCTCTTTAGTGTCTGCTTTCATATATTTGTTCCAATTATACTTCAACAATTTTACCCGTTCCTTCGTATCAGCATCGGAATCTTTTAAATATCCATCGATATCATCCAATTTTTCAACTTCTTTTTGGATTTCTCTATCCGAATAAACTTTAGTTGCTGGTTCATCATTAGAGGATGGCTGATACGCAGGTTCATTTTTTGTTAATGATTTCGCTTTTTCAGCCGATTGAGGTATAGATGTTTGTGATGTCTGCTTTTCTACATTTTTTTCAGCTGAGGTTTTAAAATCATCAGCACTTAACGTTTGAGTGGATGGTTGTTCAGATTCCTTATCGGATTTAGATGGCTGTATATGAGTTCCACTTTTAATTGCAGCATCTTTTGCAGCTTTTGATTTAAAAGCAACCGTTTCGCCTGTATCTTTTTTAGTTGCTGTAAACGTTTCACCGGAATCGTTA